ACAATTACCGTTTGCCCGGGTAAGGCTCGGCAGCTGTAGCAATGCTCGGGATTAGGTCTGCAGCGTCACGCCAAACGGTAATTGTGCAACGGTAAAAGGTTGAGCCATCGGGCATGGTTACTACCTCGGCGGCTGTTTCTTGTATGCGTAAATCGGGGTAACGCTTTAACGCTTCACTTAAGCGGGTTGGTACGTCTACGTAATTGTCAATGTTAAACGCCATGTCGGGTGCCTTTACAGTTAGTCGGGTTAGTTAGTTATTTATAGCAGATGCGTATAGCGCGGTTGCGGGCAACATTTCCATAGGCCATAACTCGGCTTGTGGCATGGCGTAGCACGGTAACGGTAAATCAGTAGCCCAACGGCCCTGCGTATTGCAGCGCTTAAGGTTTGACCAGCCGGCAAGGTTCACGGTGTAGGTATCGCGGTCAATAATTGCTAAAATGTATAGCCCTTTTTTATCCTCGGCATGTGTAAGCAAACGCCCGTTGGCATGGTATGTGGCGCGCACCTCATAACCTGCCACGTCGTTGGCTTTAGGGTCATAAGCGGTAAAACCCCACTCGACGCCAAGGTAAGCCGCTACGGCCTGTTCCCCGTAGCACCCTTTTAGGTGTCGCTCGTAACTGGTACTGGCTACCGGCACGTTGTAACGGTTTTTCATTTTGCCAGCCTCACACTCCATAGCCTTTTTGTAGGCCACGTCACGCGCATTTAATACCTGTTTAGGTGTAAGCGTAATAAGCGTCATTTTAGCCGCCTAACGCCTCTACAGCCTCGCTAATGGCCTGCCAGCCTGCCTCATCACCGCTTAGGTCTAAATCGGTTGCTAACAGTTTTAGCCGGGCTATTAGGTCTGCGTGCTTAGGTTTGTAGGGAATATGTGCGGGCCTGCATATTTCGTCTATGAGATCAAATACGGCCATTTGGTGTTTTGCCATTGCGTTTGCTGTTGGGTCTAACATGTGTCGGGTTTCCTCGCTTAGTGAATTGTCGGGGTAGGGCTGTTCGTGCATTTAGTTTGCTGTTTTCCATGGTAGCCAACCGCTGTTACGCCATATTGCGATCATGGCTCGAGTGTTCACGGTTGGGTTAAATAGATCGTCGCACGTTTCTACAATGCCTTTAGCCTGCAACCAGCCAATAGGCCAGTTCTCATTTGGCACGCACCATGCCCCGTTAATTTGGTAAACGCCTCGGCTACCGCCTTTAGTATCGGTGCCGTTAAACGCATCCTCGGTGCATAGGCTTTCTCGCCATGCCACTTTTAGCGCGGTGTCTAACTGATCTTGAGGTAAACCCTCGGCAATAGCCAGCGCGGCTACCTGTTCGCACGTACCTACGTATGCGGGCAATGTGGTTGTAGTTGGTGGGGTTGCCACGTAAACAGTTGTAGGGCTTACGGGGCGGTCTAATGCTGGGTCTGTAGGCATAGGCAACAGGTATGCAATGCCGGCAGCTGTAAGGGTGAATAGCGCGGTGAACGCGGCTTTAATAGCAAGGGTCATAGTTTTTCCAATGGGTAAGGCGTTTGCCATGTGCCGTTTGCAATGGTCTTAAACGCAAGTTGGCTGGCTAACACTTCGAGGGTGTCAGGGTTTCTAAAAATCTGTACTAATACTTCGCGCCCGTTTTCTAGTTTGCCTACAAATGCTTCATAGGTAAAGGTTTGTAGTTCAGTCATGCGCGGTAAACCTCTTTTCGTCGGTAGTAAAACGGTAGTAGGCGCGTGTTACGCGGTGGGGGATACTGGCGCAATTCCTTGTAGGTATTGGGTTACCGCTGGCGGTACTTTATCGCCGGGCCAGTAAAACCAATGCCACGGCTCGGCTGGCATTACCTCAAGTGACCACCCAAACGACGGCCCTACGTCGCACATAAAGGTAAATGTTTCGCCTGACATGTTGGCAAAATCTACGGCCAGCCCGAGGTTATGGCGTGACGTGCCGGGTACTGCCATTGGTGCGTTGCCGGGCTTTAGGTAATAGTTTTTGTTTTCGTAAACTCGAGGTTTAACGCCCTCAATGGGTGCCAGTTGGTAACGCGCTAAAAACCCTTGGCGCTGTAACGCAATGCTGCGGTAAGTATCACCCGCGCTAGTTGGCTTAAATTGTTTAATGCCAGCGGCGAACGCTGCAGCTCTAACCGCGTTATACGCGTTGGCAGCAAGTGGGTGCAGTTTGCCAAACGGCTTAACATCTACCAACAGGCTGGCGGGTAGTTCACCCGGCTTAACGTGCGCCAAATTGGCGGGCATAACCAGTTTCTTAATCGGTGGATGCACTCGAACCGGTCTTACTCTTTAGGCCGTTAGACGCAACGAGCCCGCTAAGTGTGCCAGTAAGAAAAACTAGCAACGTGCTAAGTAGGTCAATTAGTTGCGCGTCAGTTGGTGCCTGTTCGGTTGGCTGATCTACAAACAGGATGCCGTAAATAAATGCCATGACCGTAAAAGAAAAACAGATAGCCATTAGACGGCCAACGAAAACTATTAGCCCCGCGTGTTGTTGTTCAGGTGTTTTAGTCACAGGCGGCCTTAGTGAAACATTGGTACTCAACATTTGTTTTAGAAAACGTGCAACCACTACAACCCCAAACTACTACTGCGATTAAAACCGTGTAGGCAAATAAGTAACGCCATCGCATTATTCAGATGGTGGCGCTGGCGGTGGCGGTGGCAATATGCACACACCGTTTTCTACTGCCCAACCAATACCACAAGGGTTAGTATCGTCGTACAAAATCCATGTGCCGGGCTGTAGTGCTATCCATGCGGCATCTGCCTCTACAACGTTTACAACTATGTTGTTTTCTACTTGTGCGTAAGTTTCCATAGTTCCTAAACCTCGTAAGTAATGTAAACGTAACCTGAACCGCCAGCCGCGCCGTTAGTACCTGCAACACCGCCAGCGCCAATAGTGACCGTAATACTTGCGGCAGGTGTTACTGCACCGCCAGCAACAATTTCAGCGCCGTTTTGTGCGCCCCTAGTTGATACGGAATAAAAACCGCCGCTAAGTCCTGCTTGAAACGATGCACCATTACCCGAATTTGCAGCACCAGCAATTCCAATGGAAGACAAATTGTAACCTGTACTGTTACCACCACCGCCGTTTGCTGTAACTGTGCCACCAGCAAAAGCCACAGAAGAGTTACCACCATTGCCAGCACTTGCTTCGCCAGCACCACCACCAGCACCGCGAATATGTGCCACCGCATAAGTAACACCTGTTGGCACAGTCCAAGTACCGCTAGCCGTAAATGCTGCCACGTTTGTAGATGTTCCCACGTTTGCCCACGCGCTCCCTGTGTATACCTGCATTTTGCTGGTGCTTTCAAGATAGCAAAACTGGCCCTGCGCTAGTGTCTTTTCACCCGCGCCACCAAACGCGGCATCACGGGTAACCGTAGTGGCAAATACAGGTATGCCCGTATTTATTTGGGTTACTTGTGCAGCGGTTAAAACCTGACCTGCTGTAAAAACTGGTACTGCTGTTTGTGCGTTGGCGCCCATAGTTGTACTTTATCCTAAAACTGGTTGCGGGTCCTGTATGTCTAATTTTCCGTAAATCGGGTCATCAAGCACAAATTCATACACAATTACCGTAGGTGCCGTGTAATAGGTGACGCGATGCCCGGTTACAAAATCTATGCGATGCTCGACGCCCTCTACGCTCAATTCCTGTGCCACTTCACCGCCAGCAATGGTGTTGGTTATGGTGATCGTATCCCCGATGTCTACTAGGGCTAGGGTTTCCCGTTGCGCTGTAGTGAGCATGAGGTAATCGGTTTGCACGCCTGTAAACGTGGCCTCGGGTTCCCCTACTAGCAGGTAACTGGCAAGCGTGGCAGCTGCCGCGTCGTTATGTAGCAGGCTGTCAGTAATGCTCACCGTTTGGATTAGGTATTTTGCTTGGCTGGCTAGATCGTCAGCAACCTCGGGGCTGCTTGCGCCTAGGTGTTGAACGCTGGCACGGTTTACGATTTGATCGGCGTTATAGGTTATGGCCAAATTGTTGTACGGGATGTTTGTACCGTCATCGTGGAAATCGGCTACCGGTGCGCTAAGGGTGTTGCCTATTCGAGGGTCACTATTTAGCACCCCGTTACGCGCCATAAAAATACGGCCCTGCTCGGCTGCCTGTATTTGGTCTATGTAAGCCTTTACGTTGGTGCCGTTAGCAATAGTGTAGGCGGCTGCACCGCCAAGGGTTTGGGTGCCTGTAGAAATGTCACGGCTAGCCAACGGGTAGGCAACCTCGGGTAGGTCAAGTATTGCTGTTAGCCGGGCGCTGCTCAATTGCTCGGATACGTTAAATTCATTCATTACCGTTTGGGCTAGTAAATAGAAATCGTCAGCGCAATAAACCATAACGGTATTATTTCCGCCCAATTCGTAGGAATAGTCATAATTGACGATCTGCCCGGCAAACAATTCAACAAACGTATTAGTGCTGTCGTAACGGCCAAACGAAACCCTACGCAACGGGGCTAGCGTAAACTGTCCTGCAGGGTCTACAAACGGGCTAGACGAATACAGCGGGTTTAATATCCCACCCGCCAAACTGTCATCAAGCATAAACGTCATGGTGCCGGCACTGAATTGGTCACCGATCTCGCGCCTGCCACGGTTAATGCTAATGCTTTTGCTGTACTCCATCATTGGGGCAAACTCGGTAGTGCCATCTAAAACGTATGTGGTGTTATCTAGTACGCCTTTAGTTGCGCTATCTAATGTGAACGCATCTAACTTAAAACCTGTATCTACAAATAGTTCATAGTCACCGCTGGCAATAACCGACGTGGCCATTACGCCACCTGAATATCGGCGGGGCCAGCAACTCGGTTAAAGGCGCGCACGCTGTCAATAATTATTCTGCCAGTTTCGGCGGTAGGCACAAGAGTAGACATGTTAATAGTTATGTTGCCGTTAGAACCGATACCCCACCCCTCGGTAGGGTTTACCATTGGGGTTACCGTGGCCACTGGCGGGCGTGTGATCGCTTCGCTAAATCCTGCACTAATTCCCTTAATGTCAGCCAGTTTAAGACCTTTAGCCTTAAGCCGTTTTTGCGCTACATCAAACGCCGCTTCAACACCCTGCAAATATGACTTGGCGTTATCTATACCGGCTTGAAACCATTGCTCGGCTGCCTGTTGGCCAATCGTCTTGGCTGCGTTATCGGCTGCCTTAACCAGTTCGTTAGTTTCCGTAATAGCACTAGCGCCGCCAGCGATCAGTTCAGCTGCAATAGCCGCGCCGCTTTCCCCGCCAGCATCTAACACCGCCTGTAACGCCTCTTGGCTTAAACCCATTTCAAGCAAGGTTTTAACGTCGGTGCCGTATTTAACTATGCCGGCTACCTGATCGCGCAAGCCCTGTAAGAAACCTGCGCCTGTTTCATCGCCAGCGGTTTTGGCGTCAGCGAAACTAAACGCGTCTTTTATGCTGTCGCTTACGCTGGTTGCAAAATCGGTAAACGCTACTTGTGCATCTTGTAATTGTTTTTGTGCATCCTCGAGCGCTGCCTTAAGATACTTTTGTAACGCCTCGGTAGCCTCTTTTATTTTGTCTGCCATGCCTTTGGCGGCTTTACCTGTATCGCCTAATTTCTTTTCTACTGGGCCAAGGCCGCCGTTTATTTCGCTTAGTTGAGGGCCAAACGGTTTTATGGTTTCTACTGTGGTTTTTGTTGCTTCCTTAAATGCTAGAAACGCGCCAGCTGCAACTACTAGCCCGGCAGCGATTGCGGCAGCACCAACACCAATGGTCATGGCAGTATTAGCGGCGGCAGCCGATGCAGCCAATGACCAGTTAAGTGCGGTAGTTACAATGGTTACAGCGTTGGCAAGTATTTGCGCGGCCTTAAACCCAATAAGCGCGGTAGCAATGGCAGCAAC